GGCTTATCTTCGAGCTTGTTTCGAATTTGAGATACAATATCGACAGGGTTGAACATTGGAATACTTGTCGAATAGCCAGTTCCAATACCTTGTGCACCATTCACTAAAATCATTGGAATAATTGGTGCGTAATAAGTTGGCTCAATAGGGAGACCATCGTCTTCAAGCCATTCAAGTGCTGCTTCATCAGAATTAATAAACAGATTGTTTGTAATAGGTGAAAGACATGTGTGAATGTACCTTGCACTTCCGTGGTCTTTTCCATTGTGGATGCGAGAGCCGAACTGACCGTTGGGGGCAAGTATATTCAAATTGTTAGAACCCATAAAATCTTGAGCTAGACCAACAATAGCTCCTTGAAGCGATGCTTCACCGTGATGATACCCACTGATCTCTGAAACATAGCCGGCCAATTGTGCAACACGAATTTCTTTAACAAGTTTTCTCTTAAAACACGAGAATAGAATTTTTCTCTGTGACGGCTTCAATCCGTCCATAAGATGAGGAATAGAGCGATGAACATCGTAATTTGAGAAATGAATGAGCTCTTTATTAATGAATTCTTCACATGTGACTGACTTCTGTTCTTCATCGATGATGTTATTTTTATCATACTTTTTAAGCCATCTCTTGCGATCATCTGCACGATTTTTGTTGAAAGCTTTGTCGACGGCATCTTTAGAGTTATCACTAGAATTGAAAGTTTGTAGTGTCAACTTTTTGAAGTACTCTTTAGCCTCCTGTGTATTTGACGTGGCCAATCCCTTAAAGTATTTTGTATGGAACGATGTCGAATTTTCAACGGTGGTTTTCCAGTCTTCAAATTTCTTAAGAGAATAGAACACTTCTTCTTGTTTTCCCTTTTTAGCTTTGATGATAGGTGTTTGGAATACCGATACGAAGTTCTTACTCAGAAGATCAGGCCAGAAAGTGTCGACCCAATTAAGGATCAAGCCTTTAATGTGGGATCCGTCAAGATCTTGGTCAGTTAGAATGATGATCTTTCCGTATCTTAGAGTAGAAGTATCTGTATATTTTTTCCCTTGCTCCAAACCTAGAATCTGTTTCAAGTGAATTAGCTCCGAGTTTGCGTTGACCTGTTTGAGACCAGCTTGAGTTGTGATCTTATCGCGTGCGTTTATAACTTTACCTCTAAGTGGAAAGACGCCATATTTGTCGCGGCCGATCACAGACAAACCAGCGATCGCAAAGGTTGCAGCACTATCTCCTTCCGTAAGAAACAAAGCACATTCCTGAGACTTTCTTCCACCCGCCCAATTAGCATCGTCTAGTTTGGGGATTCCGTATAATTTAGCCGTTTTCTTACCATCATTCTTCTTATTTCCCTTGTTCTCTTTGAAATTATACGTATTGACTATAGACTTGATAATATCAGTGTTCGCCAAATCTTTAAAGAACTTGTCTGAAAATTCAAATGAAGAACCAAACTTACTCGAAACGGTAGTTAGGTAATCCTTTGTCTGAGAATCAAATGAAGGATTTACGATCAGACAATTCACGAACACGAATAAATGTTCTTTAATATGGTTCGCTTTAACCTTGATCTTCTCTTTCTTCTCAATAATTTCCGCAAGTCGCTTGCAAATTTTACTAAGAATGTAGTCAACATGCTTTCCTCCCTTCGAAGTATTGATCCCATTTACGAATGAGACTTGTTTGAACTCTTCTGAAGGCGACACACAAATTTCCCATCGAATATTTGGTTTCTCGCAAATGATCTTATTATCACAAAACATAGCAGCATAATCCTTGAATTTCTTAACAGGAATTGTTGAAGAATTGAAAGTAACATTGATATCAGAACATGCAGAAAGTTCATAACAACGTCTCTTGAAAATTGACACCATATCATCAGTGATTCCCTTGATTCCAAATCGTTCGAAGTCGGGAACATATGTAATCTTTGTATATTCTTTGAAAGAACAAGGAATCTTTTTGATGATGGGTGATCCAATCATTGTCATATTCTTCTCAAATTTCTGGTAGTAATGAAGCTTGTTGTTTCTGTCAACGGTCTCTACTTCAAATGATTTTGAAAAGATGTTCGTTAATTTACTACCGAATCCATTCTTGCCTCCCGTCAAACGTTCTTCATTATCGTTGTAATTAGTAGAAGTTAACAATTTACCGAAGATCATTTGAACAGTGTACATCTTTTCCTTAGGATGCATTGCGATATCAATACCTTTCCCATCATTTTTCACAGAGATCAAACCAGAGCTCTTGTCAACAATGACATCAATATTTTTAACTGCTTCTTTCGTATCCTTCATACGAACATACTGATCCCATGCATTGACAATGACCTCGTCAAAAATCTTGTAGAAACCTGGAATATTGTTCAATTTCGATTCAACCATTCGTTTCCCATCAACTTTCCACGAATCAATAGGGGATTCTTCTATGGATCCAACGTAAGAGTCTGGCAACTTATAAACATGTTCGCGTTGCGTTAAGGACTTGAACTTATCAGAAATTGTAGAATCACTCATCTTGTATTATGTCTAGTATATCTTTAATCTGTTATACTTATATGCTTCTTTTGTAGTCATTTTTTATTTTTTCAAGCGGTATTGAATTTTCTCCTTAGAATTCAAATGTAGTCACGGAAATATAGTGTTCTTTAAAGTCGTCGTGATTTTTTTGATATGTCGTCGAACTTCACATGGAAAAAAATATATGTATAAAGTATACCTACAAACATGTTATTCGTTGGTCCTCTTAAATCAAAAGAACATTGCAAATACTTCAGAATCATCAATTGGATACTTGTTGTGTTTCTTTTTGTTATCTTATTTGAGTTTTTAGTGCTGGTCATCCTAGACAAGAAGGTATTGAAAACGGAACTTATGAAACCAAAAGTAGCATTACTTGTTCCCACCTTGATTCTTCAAATTTACGTCGTTCGTATTATGCACGGAATGTGCCGCAAAAGCTTGATTGACGTGAATCAAGATGAAGAAGATGAAGAATAGTTATTTATCTACATTTCTGGAACTTTCCCGCTACCTTCATAAATGGCTGTTTTGTCTTGATACGACTTTAAAGAATTGCGTATTTACAGAAAAGATGAACCTTTTGATTTCAGATTTAAAATGTATACTATAATTAAGTATGACATTTGGATTTGCTTTTGTAGAGGGAAAATCCTTGAAAACGACAATTGGTGGTAAAGGCGGTAAAAAGTATGAAATCGATAGTGACATCGATGAATTTCGTGATCTTTGCGACGATTTGCGCAAGAATAAAGAAAAATCAATTATAATTCTGAAGGGAACATTCGAGTTTGAAAAGGCCGAAAAATCAGGAGATGCTGTTTTCAAGATTCCATCTAATTGCACCATTTATGGTGAAGGTTGTACGATAATTGGTGGATTCGAAATCAAGGATCAAGAAAACGTTATTATTCAAAACATTAATTTCGAATTCATTGATCGAGACAGATTTCACGAGGAATTCGATTGCATGGTTGTATATCGTTCGCATCATGTTTGGATAGATCATTGTAATTTCATAAAATGTCCTGATGGTTTGTTGGATATAAAGAGAGAAGCAAGTTTCGTCACTATTTCTTGGTGTATATTTGGGAAGGATCATCATAAAACAATGTTAATAGGTCATGACGATGATCATAAAGATGACGATGGAAATTTGAAAGTGACATTACATCACAATTGGTTCACAGGTCAGACACGTAATCCACGTGTAAGATACGGGGTTGTTCACGTAGTTAACAATCTTTACGATAAGAATAAGGTTATTGGTATTGGTGCGGCGTATCATTCAACAATTCATTCCGAAAACAATTATTTCTACAAATCTGCAAAACCTTACGATAACAATTACGGTGAAGATCCCGAAGATAGAGGTGTAATCTATTCGGTTGGCGATAAACTTGATGATATTACCGATTTAAGAGTAGATGAATATAAAAAAGAGAATAGATTGGATGAATTACCATATACAAATTACCCCGTTGACGCATCTGATAAAGTGAAGGCAATTGTTGAAAAAGGTGCTGGTGTTCTCAAAAACTCAAAATATACTGAAGATGATACAGAAGATGATACAGAAGATGAAGATGAATCCAAGAAAGATGATGATTCTACAGACGATGAATCCAATAATGGTGAGGGTGATGGTATTAAAGGAGATGAAGATGGAGATAAAGATGATGTGTATAAATTGCTAAAGAAGATACAGGTATTGAATAACAAATCTTATAAGAGTTTTAAGAAGATTCAAAAAGGACGTAAGAAAGGAGCTATGCGAGGACTAGCTGAAGATTCAAGACAATATTGTCACGAGCTCAATTCTATCGTTGAAGATTTTTTGCAAAATATTTATGTTTCTGAGATGTAAGATGCACTTCTATTATATCAATGTGGATTCACAGAAAGTTCGGAATCAGAATATGATAAAACAATTTGAAGAAAGAAATATCAAATACACTCGAATAGATGCAATCAAACCTGAAAAAGAACAACCAAGTAAAGTTGATTACGAAAGATGTTGCACTCGATCCCATATCAAGGCTATCGAAACATTCCTCAAGAATGAAGATGGGAATCATTGCGTAATTTGTGAAGATGATCTAAGTTTCGAATTCGAATGTTTTTGGACCAAACCATTAGAAGAAATAGTCAAAAATGCTCCAAATAATTGGGGTGTTATACAAATTGCTTACATTTTGCAAAACATAGAGCCCAAATTCAATGGTAGAGCTAAATATTTCAATTATAAAGATCTATCTGTATCAGGAACTCTAGCATACATTATCAATAGAAAATGTGCGTTGGAGATATTGAATGTATTTATTAAGAGGAACTTCCTCCCGACAGCAGATTGTTTCAGATCAGGTATATACGCCTCAGTTGAATACAATACACAGTTTGATTCATATATTTACAAATATCCCATGTTTACTTATCCTGATAACAATGATAGTTTGATCGGTAATTCGATTGAACTCCATGTAGCATCAAAAAAACAGCAAATTCGGTATTTAAAATCTATTCTAAACATATAAAAACAAAACGTTCGATGAAATCAATGACCCTTGATAAAATTCACGCAGAAAACATCAAGAATATCAAATCTTCTGAGAATAGCACGAAGATAAAACTTATTGAACTTGAAAGTAAAAAGAAGAGTCTAATCGAATCGAATGATCTTTCTAAATCGGTAGAAATAATGAAGATAAATGATCAGATAGATCGATTACAAAAAGATAGTAAAAATAACTTGGTAGAATACTATAAAAACAATGCTGAAATCTTATTCGAATATTATGATTCGATTGAAAACGTGGACTCAAATTCAGAAATACCTGTTGCAAATGGTAAAATAATGGATTTCTTTTCAGATGAAACTAAAAAATCAGACACTTCTAGATTATCAAGAGAAGGTTACAATAAAATTTATCATGAAAAAACAGATGAAGATGAAATTCAAACTATAAATACGGATTACAACTGCTACATGTGCAAATCATCGAATTTGGTATTGATCCCTTGTGAAGGTGTTTGTGAATGTAAAGACTGTGGTTATGTTCAAAAGGCTAACGATGAAGCAACTCAAACGAGCTATAAGGATCCTCCAAAGGAGACTGCGTATTATGCTTACAAAAGAGCTAATCATTTTAACGAGTGGTTGTCTCAGTTTCAAGGAAAAGAGACATCTCAAATTCCATCAGAAGTCATCGAAAATATCTTAAAAGCTATTCAAAAAGATCGAAAGAAAGTTGACGAAATCAATCATAGTACACTACGAGATTTATTGAAACGCCTAAAGTACAACAGATACTATGAAAATATACCTTATATTTTAGCAACCATAAAGAACGATGATCAACCTTTGATGACACGGCGAGAAGAAGAAGTATTGAAGAGAATGTTTCGTGAAATACAAAGACCATTTATATCTAATTGTCCACAAGAAAGGAAGAACTTCTTGAGTTACTCGTATGTTCTTCACAAATTTTGTGAGATCTTGGAATGGAATCACTTCAAAGAACTTTTTCCACTATTGAAATCACGAGAAAAACTTCACTCCGCTGACCAAATTTGGAAGAAAGTTTGCAATGATTTAAACTGGAAATTTTACAAGTCAATCTAAAGATGTGAAATCAATGTTGCCTTATTCATTTTCTGCGTATTTTTAACACCCTTTTCTTTCACAAGTTTTTTAAGATCAGTTACTTTCATATTGGAATAATCTGGCTTTTTTGTGACATATTTCTTGACTGGCTTTTCGACTGGCTTTTCGACTGGCTTTTCGACTACAGGGTCTTTGACTACAGGGTCTTTGACTACAGGGTCTTTGACTACAGGGTCTTTGACTACAAGGTCTTCTACTACAAGGTCTTCTACTACAAGGTCTTCTACTACAAGGTCTTCGACCGAGTCTCCGATGGAGTCTTCGAGGACCATATTCAGTCGTGACTTTTCAATTCGTGCGTCTAGAGTATCGTCATCATTAACATCTGAAATGTCATCGAAATCAAGTTCCATATCAGAGACTACAGCTACATTCTCCATGTTTTCTACATTTTCTACTCTCTCAACAACATCTGATTCTGTATCAACATCATTTTTTACAGAGGCCATTTGTTTCTCCTTCAAAATCAATAACTGAGACTTAATTTTTTCAAAATCAGAAATAACTTCAGTCAATTCAGAATTTTTTGATTTCAATGCACTCATCTTCTTTATGTAAAACGCTCGAACACACAGCAACGAAACAATAGACAGCAGTCCGACAATATATAATATATTGTCGTTCATTTTCAATTACATTCATAAAGAAAAATAAGATACGAATTAAACGCAGTTCACATGAATTTCTTTAGAAGAATACGAGGATCCTGTCTTAATCTGAGCCAGCGATTCGTATCGGGCCAATTGAGATCGTTTCTTCGGTTAGAGTATTTTGCAATCATCACTGTCTTTCCATGATGCGTTTTCTTATTTGTAAAATCGACTTTAATGGCGTCATCTGTTACTTTCTCGAAAGTGACTGACCACATTGGTTCGTTAGGATCACTTCCATAGATCATTCGTTTGTTATAATCAATTATTCTAAGTGCTCCTGTATGGCGAGGGTCGAACCAATATTCCATTTAATATGTACATAGATTTTTTTCATATAAACATAAAACTACATAAGACGTCAAGTATTATGTCCTTCATCAAAGACTTTTACGTTTCGTCCAGAATATCGGGATTACCATATGTTATCGCATTATATACACCGTTCTGTTATCTATATGATGTCACATTCGTCGACATAATCTACTGTATTTTGACAGTAAATGGGTTCATTTCCGGAATGTTAACAAACAACTTCTTTGACTACTTTGCGGATATTGAACACAACCCGGAAAAAATTGGCTTGAAACACACATATCTAAAATATGCAATGATATTCTTCCTTTCAACACAGGTATGTGGGATTAGATATCTTGATTCGATTGATGATTCATCAATTTTGACATGCGGTGCTTCAATTTCATTGATACTATCTACATTTTATACTCCAATCTTCAAAAAAATACCTTTGGTCAAGAATCTGATTACAAGCATATATATGAGTTTCATTCCAATCTTCTCATTAGTATATTACAAAACTGACTACGAAACGGCGTTAACTTTGTCTTTACCAACTTCATTTTTTGTAGTTATTCGAGAAGTTCTACTCGATATCAACGATGTCATCGAAGATATTGATAATAATGTGCGCACAATTCCAGTCTTGTTTGGAGAAAATAACACAATAAGACTATTGAAATTTGCAGTGCGGGCCTTTTGGATTTCGTCAATGTATTTTTTCAATGATTCTCCAATTTCATGTGGTTTGCTGTCAGTCATGTGCTCCTTTTCATATTGTCGAATGTATTTCATTGAAAATCGTGAATTCGTATACGGTATACTCAATTTCCACATCTTATACCCAATACTGATGTATGACTTTAATATTCACAGGGCGATTCTAACTTTTGCGTGGATGATAGTTATAAACTTTATCATAAACCATGAGAGTTATGATGAAATATGGAAAGTCTTCTGTCGTAAAATGTTTCACATTCTGACTGGATGTATGCTTCTAGAACTTGAGCAAAGTATTGTTCTACTATTATTAACGGTGACTTTGTTGTCAAATATAGTGTTTCCTAATATTTATTTTGGATTTGAAAAAGGATATACTGATATTTTGCTAGATGACATCGGAATTAGATTTTGGTGTGTTATACTATTCGTCTATAGTTTACTTAGTAATGAGGAAAATTACTATAAGCTTTTGCCCTTTTTCATATGTGATCCAGCAGGAGCAATCGTAGGTAGAAACACACCATTAAGGGAAAAAATAATTATTTGGGCCAACCAAAAGAGTTTGCAAGGAAGTTCGATGGTTTTTGCAACATCAGTCGCTTTGACTGGCTCGTTTTTTTTGTCTTTTCTCATCACATTTGCAGAACTTTTCGGTGGGGACTATGATAATGGAATCATTGGATTAATCCTGATTGCGTCATATCCCTTCAGACTTGGATTGGCAAGGTTGCCTTCGTTGTGAATTTGTAAATAGATAACTGACTTGAATGAAAAATCATGGATTTTTATATAGCGTTATAATAATAAATAATGTTCAGAACTATTTCACTTCTTTTTCTTATGATCGGAATAGTTCTTGTTACTATAGGTTACACGGAACTATCATTCAAATGTGAACCTACAATCGAATATCGTTATATTCCAAGAAAGATCTACGAAGAACAATTGTATGATCAAAATGTTGAGGCCAAATTCGCTTCCATGTTCAATGATGATAATAGAAGATTTTGAAGAAGAATTTGAGGTTCTTTGCGTTTGAACGCTTAAAAAAATATCATTCAAAAACTATGAAGAAGTTTGTTATAAATCTCCCGAGACGGATAGATAAGTTGTTAGCATTCAAAAAGAATATTCAATCGAAATTAGAAGATGGAATCGAATATGTTGAGGCGATCGACGGACGTTTCTTAGATTACGATCAAAATCTAATGATGCGGATAAACAAATGCAATGTTTCAGATGATTCTAAAGTTCATAAAAAAGGAGTAATCGGATGTTGCCTATCACATTTAAAAGTCTATGATTTTATCGAAGATGACGATCAGATGTATTTGATTTTCGAAGACGATGCAATCCTGGTTAGTGATTTTGATGTTGAGGCTTTCTTGGATTGTCTGAAATTTCCACCAGATGCCGGTATAGTCTGGTTAAACTTTGATAGCGATTATGATGGTGATTCTATTCAAGAAATAGACAATATACAAAATACAACAGAAGCCTATATTGTTAAAGGAAAAGTAGCGAAGGAACTATACAATTACAACTTTAAGAATCTCGGGGCTATCGATCGGCACATTTTTCTGTATTTCGAAAATCAACGCAAATATAAAATGTACGCTACGAAACAGGTATTCAAACAAAACCATTACAAAACGGATATTCAAATTCGAGACTATCCAGATATTTCGGAGAAAAGATGCGCATACGTTATAAACTTACAAAGGCGGTCGGATCGCCTTCATAAATTTTATGAGCGATTTCAGAAATACCATGATGACTCAAGAACAGCCTTATATTTGAAAACAGCGGTCGATGGAAGCAAACTTGATGAAAATATTCGTTACAATATGTTATTTAAGAACAAGAGAACTCGCTTATCGAATGGCGAAATAGGATGCTTGCTATCCCACTATGAAATTTGGAAAGAGATAAGTCAAAAAAATTTAGCTTTCGCAATTATCTACGAAGACGATGTGAATTTCCACACAAACTTCAAGAAAATCTCCAACGACGTTTTCCTGGATATCCCTCATGATTTTCAAATACTCTATCTTGGAGGTAGAAATACATGTGTCTATCCGAAATATGTAGATCCAATAACAAATAACATATCCATTCATCATCCCACTATATTATCTGGGATAGATTCGGATAGAACAACTCACGCGTATGTGATATCACAATCATGCTGCAACATTCTTATCGAAATGATAGAATCACAGGAGGAATTCAACGTTCCTCTTGACCATATGATGCTACACTATTTATTATCTTTGAAAATACCAGTATTGAATTCTAATCCATTAATTTGCTATTCAGATAACGCAAATGGAGATATAACTCGTCGTTAAACACATTACATCCGAATACATCTCGAACATCTCGCTGAAAAAACAATGTCAATTGCAAGCATCACAAGAATCGCGTGTAGAATTGAATCGAGGGGCTTAATGAAAGTAAACACACCCGGAGCTTTACCCGCACCAGCGAGGAAATTATTCCAAAATACTTTCGTAATGAAGCCGCTCAATATAATCAAAGCAATCAGAAGAAGTACAAGAAGAACATAATCAATCGCAGTCAAATCTTTTAACTCTTTTTTGTTAGACATATAGTATTGAGCACATATAAAAAAATGAAAAATGATTAGTGAAACATGAATGAAACATGATAAATAGAATTTGAGAAAATGTCGGAAATTCGTGAACAGACAAAAAAGATTTTATCTGAGATTCTAAATGATAATTGTTATACTGATCTTGAGAAAGGAATTTTCAACTTCTCTATTTTAAAATGCAAAGAGATTGACGAGAAACCTAGCTACTCCAACAAAGTATTTGTTGACATTTACAAGGAGAAACTGAAACAGATATGTTCCAAGCTTATTATTCCGAACGGACACATAAAAGAAAATCTCGTCAAAGACAACGAACCGCATCGCTATGCGTTTATGACGGATTTTGAACTTGACCCTTTGAAATACTCTCAATATAAATCAAATATACCTATTGAAGAAGATAAGGTTAACATTGCGACCACGATGTTCAAGTGCGACAAATGCGGAGAATCAAACTGTGAATACTACGAAATGCAAACAAGATCGGCTGATGAATCGGCAACCTCCTTTATTTCATGTTTGAATTGTGGAAACAAATGGAAAGAGTAGCACAGTATTCTATAAGAGAAGGTCATTGAGAAGTTTGTTAGTTGATTAATCAAGTTAAATTTATGAAAAAAACCGTAGGCTATCTTAACCGATAGATCGTTTTTTCAAATCTATATTCTTGAATAAATTAGATTTCCTTGAAAATATCAGAAGCTGGTTTACGAGAAAGTTTTAACCAACACAAAGATTTGTCTCCGAATAACTCGATAAGCAATTCGCAAGTATACAGAACGTCTTTACGTTCACCATTCCTGAGGACGTCACGAATTATTGGTGCCAACTTATAATAAATTTCAGAACAATCATCACCATCTTCTTTCATTTTCTTTAGCTTGAAAAGAAGAATAGTATCTTCGGAATCGAGCATCGGTGAGTAGTTGTTCGGAATAGATAATTTGCATCCCATGATTGAAATGAATATAAAAAACAATATACCTTTCGGATGCATATGTGTCCATTTTTTTATTTTTTATAGTTCAAATAAGTCCTTCTGTAAAGTCCTTTAAAATGCACAGGAATCCTTTCCTTTCATCAATACACCTTTTTGCAAGTTTATAGGCCAGAAAATTTTGTTCTACTGGTACATGTCTCAAATCATACCGTATGTTTTCCAAAATATCCTCAATCTTATGTAAACACTCAATCAATGTATGATTTTTGCAGATCCACTTTTTACTTACTTGGTTGACAACTAGTAAGGAATCTCCCAGAATTTCAACTTTTCTAAAGTATTTGTTTAAATTGTACTTTTTTATGGCATTTAATCCAAGCAACAGTGCTTCATACTCTGCGACATAACACGAGGAACTTGTGTCGCAAAAGTATTTACAACCTTTCCATATAATCTTATTAGTGTTTTTTTCAATTATAATCGCAGCCGAAGCAAATGAGTTTTTGTGTTTGTGTACAATACCTTCAAAATACAATACATAATCAGCGGAACTTTCAATGTTGAAATCCGTTCTTTTGTAAAGATAATCTACATTATCTCTAGAAAATCGAGTGGCTATAATATAATTCTTGGCTAATCTAGAAAGTATACCACCTGGAGTTCTCTCATGAATTTCGCATATTTCAAGTAAATCTAGTTTCTTTTCTTCGTACAGTCTGTTTAACTGTGCGTCTTCTTTTTTACTCCACGGAAACCCTTTTCTTTTGTATTCACTATCTTTTGCACTATAGTCATCGCATTTCATCATAACCTATTGTCAAATAGCTATTGTTATTGAACGCTTATGGTCATAGTCTAATGATTTATACTATATAGATTTTCAAGGTCGTTTTTTCTCCATTTTTCGTTCGAATTCTCTTATATATACAAACTTCGTCTATGGTCTTTTTGTCGCTTCGTTGATAATGGATTC